CCTAGACGCTGAGACATCCCGGAGCCATATGCCTCCTGTACCCTTTCGTAACCCTTCTCTGCAAACTTCTGAACACCCACACCTATGGCGGCGGCAATTGCCAATCCGATCCCTGCAGGCCCACCAAGAAGACTACCCAGTCCGCTTGCGGCACCAGCCACGGCACTACCTCCGCGACCAGACCCTACGTCTTCAGCAACCGAGGTACCCCTTTCAATGAGTCTCGGTAACATGCCTTCATCTTTACTTTCACGATTTTCTACTTCTTTACTTTCACGATTTTCTACTTCTTTACGCCATTTCGTATCCCGCTCACCACGCTGTACAACGTCGTAAGGGGAGTTGCCCCCTTGAAGAGCGCCTCCCCCTGCCGCCGTAGCCTTGGAAAACGGATCGGAACCACCGCCGACATTGGCAGAGAGGCCCTTCGCGGCTTCTCCGGCGGCTACATATGCGTCTTTTAATTTCAGTATCTCGCGTGCGGCTTGATCCGCTCCCAAAGCCTCTACACGTATTCTGCTTATTATATCGCCCATGTTGGTTCCTTGCTTCTAATCCGGTTGCTGGAATCCAGCGTTGTTCAACTGCTCTTTGATCTTCCGTATCTGATCCGGAGTGTAGCCAAGCGACTTGAACTGCTTCTCGTGCTCGGTATCTATCACAGGGTCGGACGCCTTTGAATGGCTCCAATCCTTGATCTGCTCCGAGGTCGGCAACTCCACCCACGATAGGTACAGGATATCCTTCTGACTCGGGGTGAGCTTCTTGTAGCGTTCCTCCGTGGGAAGCACCCGAAAATGGTGGCATATCCACAGGTCTACCGCTACGGCCCTGACGACCTCTTTCGGGTTAGCTTCCTCTAATTCTCGTTTGAAATTCTCCTCGAAAACGCAAGTATCCTTGGAAAAGGGCTACGATGCACAATTCGTCGTAGCATGTCCACGCGCTCTTGAACCAAGCGGGACTGCTTTCCGGGATTACGAGCTGGTTCACGTAGGCGGTAGCCTCGACCATCCCGAGATGTTCGGCCGGGAAGGATTCACGGGAGAACCCTCCGAGTTTGCGGGCGATGTCGGCCTCGATGGCGGCCTTCTCAAAGGGGGTGGGGAACCGGAGGGTGAAGACCTCTCCGTTGTAGGTAACCGTGAACCGCAGGTCGTCTTCCTGCAGTACCAGTTTACCGATCTTTACGCTTGACTCTGACTTGCTCATTTGACTCTCTCCTATAAAATTGCTAAAGGGGTGGGAGCCGTAAGCACCCACCCCAACCATCTTAGATCGTTCGTTCGACCGCCATCATCCGAAGGTTCGCGGTCACGTAGCTGTTCGGGGTGATCTGAACCCCGTTGCTGGCGACCATCACCTTCCGGAACTGATTTACCAGTTCCCCGGTGGCCGTATTCAGGAACTGGAGGAGATCGAACTCTCCCGGCTTCCCGTCATTCGACTGCACCTGACTCCGGGTGGGCAGGAACTCGGCAAGAGCCACCTGTCCGCCATCCGGCCACGGGCCCTGTCCCGGCCTTTCCGGGATGAACGTGGACAGCGTGATCGAGCACGAGTACCCCTGACTGTCGTAGTCGATGGGGCCGTGATAATTGAGGACGTTGGCGGGGTTTACCGCCCAGTCTTCGTCGTAGGATGCTCCGGTCGAAAGGCCAACGGCCTTACCGTTTATGAGCACCTGTACCCAGCTTCCTCCCGCGAGGAGTTTGCTTCCCATATCAGATTCCTCCTTTTAGGCAGTAGCGACCATTTCGTGAAAGTGCGACGTTATAAACTGGAAGTTCACCGGCAACGTCACGTAGGCGTCGTAGTCGATGTACACCGCATCACCGACGATGCTGATTTGGACATTCCACCACGACCGTTTTTCTGTCGGGTGCTTTATGAAAATCCCCAGTTCCTCATACATCGTGAGACGGCTTTCGACGGCTCCCCGGAGGACGCCACCGACGATGGCCGTTCCCGGCTGACCGGTAAAGCTGTTCTCCAGATAAACCCGGAGGTCTCTGGAGGCGAAGTACATTTCCGTCACAACCGAGAACTCGTTGAACTTCAGGTCGTTTGTCTGGTAGGTGTTGAACTGCCGGACAAGGCGGGGGACTCCGTTCGGAGAATAGTTGATCGCGGCAACGCCGTTTTTCAGCAGGTTCTCCAACTGGGAGTCCGACAGCTTCCATTCAAGAGCGATGAAGTTCAGCTCCTTGAAGGTGAGCGGCTGGTTGATTCCCAAGGCGGTTTTCATCGCCATGAGCATACAGGCCGCGTAACTCGCGCCGTAATTCTGGATGTTCCCGTCAACATCGCGCTGGGTTCCGCCGTTGAACACGTACATTCCGTGTTGGCTGTTCAGCGTGACGGCGGCGGCGATGGCCGTGGACATTTCGGTCGCAAGGATCGCCGACTTTACCGGGGCCCCGAGAACGAACTGCCGCTCTTTCCTTCCGGTAACAGAGCTCATCGCGTTGCAGTGCGTCTTTATCGACGCATGAACCGCCGAGTCGCTCGACGGGGTGGAGATGAACTGGATATCCTCCGCTTCGAGAGCGGTGAGGGCCGCTGTCCACTCCGATGCGGTATACGTTCCGTCCGTGGCTCCGGCGAGATAGGATACCGCGAGGTTGTCGGGTATTTCCCTGTTGATCGCCGCATTCGCCGCCACCGCACTCAGCCGGGCAGAATTAGCGTTCACCGTGTCGATGATCGCCTGAAAGGTGCTCTGGGCGGTGTACTGGGCCGCGATGCTCTGCGCGGTTACCGCGTCGAGTTCGGACGGGGAAGCTCCTTCCTGACCGGCCACGGGGGCGCAGGTGAACAGTGCTTGGGTGTTTATGTACGCGCACATATCCCCGATGGTCGAGTAATTCGACAGCACGATGTTGATGCCACCGGCCGATGTGACAAGGGTTTTCGTTCCCGAGTTGTTCACAATGGTCATGGTACACGCCGCTCCGTACAGGATGGTGAATGAGGGGCGATAGATGTTGTCGAATACTTCCGGGGAATCCGACTTGAATGAGACCGTCATCTTCTTTCCGTTCGTGGTTCCGGCTTCGAGAAGAACTTTGATCTGGTTCGTGTACACGCCGTAGTCACGGGACTTCAGCGTAATCATCGGGTTCGCGCCCTTAACCAAATTGCGAGTTGCCTGCGTGGCAGAGTTTACGCGCATGGCGAATATGCGCTGGGGGCTTACCCCGGCACCCGGATCGAAAGCGAGACGCACGGCGTCCATCAATTCCCCACCTTGGAGAGCGTTTACCGCTTCGGCAACCGTGTTGAACTGCAGGAGAGTAGTAGGCATACCGCCCACTGACCTCCCCATTATTACACCGTTGTTCGCGGAAGCAAGACCGGCCGCTCCCCTTATAGAGTCAATCCGGGAATACGCACCCGGAATGATGTGGGAGCTGATCTTACCGGCACTTTGAAACGTGCGATAATCAAGACTCATTTTTAGTCCTCCATAAGATTAAGAACCGCTTTCCACGATTCCTTTGATTTCATTATACCACGAAAGCGGTCTTCGGAATACGCCCGGATGTACTTGTCTGCTCCGGCGTCATATAGATCGAAAAACTTGGCAATTGTGATATCCCCAGAAACAACTTCACCGGCCTCTTCGCCCTCAGCAACCGTGGCATCAGAAACCTTTGTAGACCCCTTCGACATCTATACCCCCTACTGTGTCGTATGAAAATCCGGACGGGTTATAGTGTCGATTGTGGTAATTATTCCAATCGAAGTATCGAACACCGCCGCAGAGTGATCCAAAACCGCGCTCACCTGAACATTCGCCCCGTACAACAACATCCCGAAGTCGAGGTTTATGTCCCCGGTACGCCTTCCGCTCAATGATCCGACATCCATCGAATACTCGGTATGAATGTCGGATTTTTTCTGAACGATGAAGTGCGTAACCATGTCAAACAGGAAACTCGTTATGTCCTTGTTCTCACTCCAGATATTGAAGTCGATGGAGCTCCTCGTCCTGAAGGTTCGCTTCGTTCCGACGATGTAACCAATCGAGGCGACGACCGCCTGCATCTTCGCCCATGCGGTATCCGAAATATGTATCTCTTTTGCCTGTCGGTACCCGTCGAGAGTTGCCATGTCGGCCTCTCGGAAAATTACTTCTTCCCGGTCGTCCCCGAGAATGTTCGAGTCCTCCGTGGCATTCGAGTCCGTGATGGTGATGGATGGGAACAAGTTCGCCGTTTTCGGCTGTTCGAGGATATCCTGCGCCAGCATGATAGCGAACGGGTGAACCGTGCCTACCCGGAGGTTATTGAAATTCGGGAACATCTCGGAGTACCCCATCTCGTCAAAAAACTCCCGCACGAGACGGGAGAGAACCACTTCCGGGTTTTGGGAATCGAGTACCCGGACGAACCGCTGGTTCGCGGCGGCCGGTCGGATATACGCACGCGATGTCTTGTAGGTTGTTCCGCTCATTTTATGTCAGCCTCCAGTGCCTCTTGCAGTATCCCCTCGGCGAACGGTGCCATGAAGTCGATAACCGCCTGACGTATCGGCCACGGCGCTTTTTCCGGGACGATCCACGACATCGGGTCGCTTGCCGCCGAAACTATCCGGAAAGTGAAGTATCCCCCGCGCTTCGACTTCGAGGTGCTCTGCTGGAGCTTCACCATCCCGGCGTATTTCCCTGACTTTTGAGCATACGTACCGAGAAGTTTCCCGTTGTCCATGATCGTCTTCGTCTGTTTACCGAGCTGGCTATGCCGGTCGTACCGGGAACCCCACACGGTACCGCCCCCGGCGGACGAACTCTTGTAGGAGGTTCCGGGGGTGGGAGATGCTCCGGCCGCCTTCAGCCCGTCAACCCGTTTCACCTCGGCCGAGAACGACTTGTACACCGAAAGCGGCATCGGATCGTTCCGGGAGCCGCCGGGGGCCCCATGCCGGAAGGTGACGATATTGTACCGTCCGTTCTTACCGGATCGAGACTTCGGGCCGTTCAAAAGGCCGGGCTTCAAGTCGATGGGCCCATGACCGGCTTCCAAGAGGTTCGTAACCCCCCGGCCGTCCTTGGTGGTATAGTCGGAGTACACCGACCACGCATACCGGCTAACCTGTTCCCTCTTTATTGTCCGCTGGTAATTTCTCCCGTTCACCACAAATGGAAGGCCGGGGAGAGCCGCCCCGGTGGCCGCGTTTATCCACGCTTCTTGGTACATAGTTGACAGCTTCTCGACAGCCCGCTCGGTGTGCATGAGGAGGAGGTTCCCCTTCCCCTTTTTCATAAGCTGGACGAACTCGGGGATGATGTCCTGTACGGATACCGTGAGCTTCGCCATTTTAGAACTCCACCTTGTCGTGGACGTGATCGAACTGCTTCACCCCGATCCGGTTCACAAACGCCTTGTTCTCCGAATTCCGGAGGGTGTGCATCTGGTCAAGGGCGATGTAGGTCGGATGGTAGGTGAACTGGGCGGTGTAGGGTGTCGCCGGTTTCGTCACGTTCCATTTCAGCTCATTGCGTCCGTAAAGCTCCACGTCCTTCCCGAACCCGGTGGAATACTCGTGACCGGAGATGTCGATAATCCGGAGAAGCCGGGACAGATCATAGTACGCCACGATGACATCGTTCCCGGCGGTGACCCCCGGATTCACCACCGCCCGGCCCGTCTGCTCCACTGCCATCGCCGTGAAGAGGTCGTCCGGGGCGACCTGAGCCCAGTACGGGGTAACAAGGGTGGCATCGGCATTCTCCAGAACGTAGGGTTGCTGGTACCTCATTTTCGGGGTTATACCGGACAGCATGAACTCGAACGGGCGCTGATACACGTAATCCACTTCCAGAACATCCCCGGCTACCCATGATGGCATGGCGGAAAGAGTGATGTACACCTTGAACGAGGATGCCACGGTGTAGGTCAGGGAGCGCGTCACATTGCGTACCCTCGTCACTTCCTTCAAGGAGCCCTCGAACTCTTTGCCCTTGGCGGAGAACCTCGGAGCGATCACCCGGAGAAGGTTCGTCCCGTACACTTCGCTGTTCTCGGAAACCACCTTGATATCGGTATCATAATCGAAGTCCATAGTGAGAACTTCGTACGCCTTTGGGTAAGGGTGGGCCATTTGAACATACGAACCATCCGCAGGCTGTACAGGGTCGAGCGGAACTGGTATCCCGTGTCTTTTGACCACTGCCGATCCGGGAACCAAAGGCCCACGCTTCGGATACACCCTTCCGTTCTCGTCATGCTTGGCAAACTCGTTCAGGAGATGAAGTTTACCGGGGCTCGTATATATTTTTCCGCGACCCTTGCAAACCGGGCACATGGTATCCGGCTGTCCAGTGTCGGAGCGAAGGCAGGGGCACACAATACCGGAAACCCAGCGTATCCACTGGGCATGTCGTTGGAGGGCATCCTCGTACCGGTTTATTGTCTGGTATGTCTGGAATGTTCCCATACTTACCTCGACCCAACAAACCCGAGGGGGATGGGTGCGTACTTGTATCGGTTCTTCTCGAGGAACTCCTTGATCTCTTTTTGGTACTGAACAATTCGAGCACCAAAGTAGGCGCTCGTTGCGCTCTGGGTGGACGAGAAACTTTCCGAAAGTCCGTCAAGGCTAACTGACTGCGAAGAGAAACCGGCAAGAAGACCATCGCCGATAACCGCGAGGGCCTTTATGGTGGCGTACTTTCCAACGGCGGCACGGAGCCCCTCCGGAACGAAGTCTGCGCTTTCATACCCGGTCTCGTAGTCGAACTCGAATGCACCGGGGTACCGGGTGGCCCCCATGTTCGACCACATCCCACCATATGCCGCGTATGGGCCATAGGTCATTCCCGTAGTAGGAAACATGCGAACCTGTCCGAAGCCCTTTTCGACCCGGAGCCACTTGTTCTCGATCATGTCCATAATCTGACCCTGAACCGGGGTAAGCCATACCGCTCGGGTGACCTTTATAATGGGAAAATGCCTGAGCTGTACGAACCCGTATTCCGACCATTCAAGCGGGTCGAAGTCATATGGCTCATCCTCGTGGGTGTAGTCCACCCCGGCCCGCCATTGCCGCGCTCGGGTGAGTCCGTCGTTCGTCTTGGATACGAAGGTCTTGTACACCCTCCTCCGAATATCCATAGTCAAGAAGTCCTCGAACTCCCCGACCGACTCATCTACCAATTGGTTGAACTGAGCATCGGAAAACTCGCTCTGCGCGATGTCGGAGCCGACGCAATCCACCCCGAACAGCATGGTGTACCGAATGTCGTCGGCGGTGTACAGGTGACCCCACTCCCCCGGAGGAGGCGAATAATTCCCGAAAGAGTATCCGACCTTCTCAGCCTCCGACCCAACACGGCGGGGATCGGACAATATGCTTTCCAAATAGTCGATGGAATTGTAGTAGGCTGTCTTGTACCAGTGGGTCGATATCCCTCCGGTGTCGTCGTAAAAATAAACGGTACGATCCACCGTCAGAACTATCCGGGTGGGGTCGGAAGTTATTTCCGTGTATATCCCCTCGGCCGAATCTGAGCGGTACACCTTCACCCGGTCGTACTGTAACAGAACCTGAGAGATATTATCAACGTCAATGGAAAGTCTGTTCATGTCGAACCCCTTAGAATGTATTTTTTGGAGAGCCGGGCTCCCGAGAGTCCAACACTGTCGGGCTGTCTACCCGGATAATATCCGCCCCACCCGGAACGGTTTCAGAAACACCCGGAACACTGGATACCGGTAAACTTGAAACCTCCACCGGCCTTGTCTCCACTCTTACCGACGCCGTTATGGATGGACGACCAATAGCATCCCGTATTCTTACCAAAACCTTCTTAAACAGGTTCTCGAATACACCTACGGTCGAGTACAGCGCCCGAGTGAATCCCCTCCCAAGCGCAACCGACGCGGTAATTCCCAACGCATTTACCGTTTTCCGAGCGTACTTTATCGAGCGGGACAGGGTAGAAAACACCGAAACATAATCTGACCTTACTCTATTATAAACCACTTTACGGGTTATACCCATAGACACCGCTACCGAATCGAGCCTTGAACGAATATACCCGCGCACTCTGGAAAGAGACATCGTGATGCCTATTGGATTCACCAAGGAGCGGTAGGCTGATTTTACTCTGGACAACGTGGAAGTTACCGGAACAGAATCGGAGCGCGACCGGGAGAACCCAAGGCGTTTCGATATCGACATGGTTATGGCCAGAGAGTTCGATACCACAATGTATAAAATCCTCCCAAAAAGAAATGCGGTCAAGGTATGGGTGATCCCTACGGCATTTGACATCGCCCGGAAAAACCCTTTGATCCGGGATAATGTATGGGTAATTCCTACTGGGTTTGAGACAGAGCGGAAAGCAGATTTTCTTCGAGTAGACGTATGGGTAATTCCAACCGAATTCAATATAGCCCGCGCCAGAATCTTCAGCGGCGTAAGGGTATGGGTGATCCCCACGGAATTGTAGATCGAGCGAAATAGAACCTTGGCGGCTACAAACGCCTGCGTTATCCCGACCGAGTTCGCAATTGCCCGGAAACGACTAGATACCCTTCCGAGGGTGTGGGTGAGTGCAACGGAATTAAGTATGGATCGGGTGAAGGCGGTACCACCGCCCCCGGTGAGTGTTCTTGAAGGGTACGTCCATATGGCATGTGCAATGGTGTCGATAAGCGACCCATCGGACGGGCCCGGAATCCCTGCATCCAGAGTCCTTACCGGGGCAGTCCATACGGCGTCTGCTATCTGCTCAGAGGGGGTAGCCATTTACGAAAGCGATCTTCCAGCGCGTGTCCAGACCGCGAGAGCCACCTCTGCAGGGTCTACTACTAAGGACTCATCCGAGTATACCGAACCGGA